GCTATTTTTGGTGTGAGTCAACACACGAAAAGTTGCGCCAAGCTATTGCTTGGTTATTATTACAGAACATTAGAGTTGGAGTTCAGGCGACAAGTGTTGCTGCCAATACCGGCTGAGGCGTTGGCATACGGCGGTGCAATATGCAGTGGCCCACCGCATGTCTGAAACGCTTGAGGGGTACGTTGCCCGCGCGTCGTACATCGCATAATTAAGCACGTTGAAGACCACAGCTCTGAACTCTGACCCCACCACGCCGCCGGTACTGGTAGGCATATTCCATCTGTGCTCAACCAGAGCCTCAACCAGCACTTCAGGCAGGTATACACGCATACGTTGCAACAGCGGGTTACACCGGCCGCGGGACAACTTCACCATCCCGCTAAGACCTGTCACCCTAGCCGCAGCAGCTTGTAAGTTCGCCAGGGCACTATCCAACGAGGAAAACTCAGCCAGCGCCATTGCTCGCACAGCAGTAGCCATAGAATTGAGATCCGCAGAGCTTCCCTCCGGCTCGTCATTGCGCAAGAGCCTACTGCACACCTCCTTGATGTAATCGTCCACCCACCAGGGTACAGCAGGAAGACGCTCCAGTCGCATACATTGTACGCGCTTGTTGGCCATTAATATCCATTGCACTTGACTCGCCCGCATCTCATTATCCACCTCACGCTTGACGTCGTCAGGCCAAGACGAGCCATACGACGCGATCAGTATGTCATCACGAAGCGACTCCGGCTGTATGTTGCGCAGCCCATAGGAATGCAACTTCTTAGCAAATGCTGCTAACAGTTTCTTAGCCTGTACGGGCATTAAGACAGACGCAGGCACCCTGCGCACAGAAGGCATTGGTGGGATTGTGCTGCGCATGATGAGACTCTGCTCACCATATCTAGGACATCCAAGGCCCCCGCACGTTGGGTCCAACTGCAACAGCGCCACACTCGGTGTAGCACTCGTACCGGCTACAGGATCCTTAATTGTCGTCCAATATTGCACGATCGTATACCGGATGGCCTCAATGCGCCCTCGGTCAGCCCCGCGCCTAATTTGTAAGTTAAGAGCCTCATTAGCCCCCTGCGCCTGCGCCACCCCACTGTAAAGGTCAGGCGCTTGTAAATCAGACCCTGTGAACGATCCTATTGAGCGTTGTAGTGAAGCATGTATCTTACCATCCCTAAAATACTCATTACGCAGAAACTCACCAACCTCACCATCGGCCAGCTGCTTCGTTGGATTCACATCGTGCTGAGCCAAAGGCATGGAAAGCACAAACTGCATGGAGAAAAGTGGATCACTGAACAAACCAAAGAAATCATCGCCGGCATGGTTGGCAACATCAGGATCCCGCATGCCGAATAGGGCACGCATGCTGGCCAGGTTACTTTGACAGTACGCAACGTTGAATGAAGAATTGAAAAACTGTGTTGTGCGCCATCCAGACCACAGCCCGCGCGCTGCGTGCTCATGTTTACTATTCTTATCAGCGCCGTTGCGCAGCCACATGTTATATAGCGTTGCCGAGCACCATTTAGCCGAGAGCCTTAGGAATTCCCCCTTCGATATACCGTCATAGTAATTTCCCTCGGTGCACGTAGCCGCAGCTGCGTCGCCTAACGCGTCAAAGTACTCACTCATATCCTTGAGTGTATGCGTAATATTAAAATCTGCCCAATCCACACACGATACACTCAGCCCATCCATCATGCCTTTGCGCCGTACCAGCATCTCACGCAACGACTCCTCAGCTGATAACTCCAAACTGAGTGGCAGCTCCCTCAGAATTGCACTCTCTACCTCGCCGATCAGCATCGACTCGACGAGCCAATGTGGGATCCTTGCTGGCAACAATTGCCTCAACTTACCAGCCTCGCGTTTTACGATGGTAACTGTTGAAGCAATAGTTGGCATCTCCAATACATACGCTGCGATGTAGTCGCTATCGCGATTCGCCAACCACAAGCGTTTGCTTACTGAAGATGAGACCCCAAACTCATCGCCTGAATGCCCTCCGGCAGAACCCGAAGACCCGAACTGCACATAACGCAACATCCACTGATCCAATGTACTAATTTCTGAAGATGACCATGCCCTTCCAGCCACCTGCGCGCGCGCGAGAAAGAACTCACGCATTCGCTGGCTGTGTGTCTCCACATCATACTGCAGCTTCACACCATTAAAAGCCAGGTGTTCACCATAGTAATCGACACGATCATCCACTGTGCTGTCGTTTGCGGCGTAGTCTAAGTAAAACCGCCCAAGCACGACATTCAAGTACATCAAGTCAGTGGGCCTCACGCCCGCGTGCCGTAAAGGCCGTGGCACCCACCTACTCCGGCGAGCAAGCGAATGCAACCCCTTCAACCGCTTCTCGGCAACCTTAAATCCCTGGTTGAACCAACCACGTTGACAAAGGAAATCCATCACTGCGGCGCCTCGGCCGTGCGGTAACCAAACCATATACAAATAAAAACTGATGAAAGCTTGGTGGCCCATGCCAGCCATAGCCGTGGCCATTTGTAGGATGGCCTCCTTAGTGGTATGTCCGTCAGCAATATTCTTGAGCATAACTCGTGCTGCCAACGGCATCGTCATCCTGCTCCTATCATACAAACTGCGCTCAGAGTAAGGAAATAAGAGCAGAAGGGTGTCTGCCAACACTTGGGCTTCACCAACCTCTAATGCGATAGCCATCCTCGCACGCAGCGCAGGTCCATCGGCCATCACAATCATCCCCTTGCCTGCGGTAGCATCGATACGCTTCCTAATTTCCGCTGGCTGTGCAACAATCGGCCCGTCATCCCCATCCTCATACCAAAATGTGCCTGACAAATCTCGTTCACGTCCTTGACAAAAGAAATCTTGATCGATAAAGAGTGTGCGGAAATCATCAAATTCCGGGCCCACCTCGTGGGCGGCTTCCAATACAGCCAGATAGTCCGGGACGTTCCCGGCAAATGCATTCTCCAGCAGCCGCCTTCCGGCTGCAAGCCGATCAGGCCGTGGGTTACGGTGCAGGGACCGTTTAATTGAGGAATATGCCCAGCTGGACATCCGTATGGGTGTGGAATCAATCGGCTGCATGAGAAGGTAGACGGCACCATTCTCGTTGATGCCGGCGTCCCTAAAATCAGCAGCTAAAACTGACCCCGCTATGCGAAGTGCTGGGGCATTGTCAATCAGAAGCTGACCGGTGGTCTCTGAGTCCCAGTGGGAGTAGGCTTCCAGCCACGTTTTGAACTGTTTGTTTTTATATATTTTCTTCATTTTTCTATCCAACTCCACCACCTCCAGCCGGTCGAGCGTGCCGCCTTGTAGGTCAGCGCCAGCAGCAACCAGAAGAGTTTCGCCGATGTCGTCCCCCACTTTGGTGTGGTCGAAGAAAGAATCCACGTCCATCAAAGTGTAACCGAGAGAGTAACCAAGTCGAGGTAACCAATGCTTTTCACGTGCCCAGAGAAGGCGTGGATCACGCCGAGGGAACAGCCGCCCGTTTAGTTTTTTGGCACAAGTGGGTCAGACACGCGGTCGCCTTGCTCAGGCACCAGTGTGGCTGCTTGGCTTGCGGGGGTGCCAGCAGTCAGTGGCACTTCCAAATGCTCCACTGTGCCAGGGATCGGCTTTTCCACTGGCGTCACATTTGTTCGTGGGCCACGCGGCCTTAACCCGCCATCTCCACGTTTGCCACCCATGTCAGACAAGGCAGACCCCATGCGGGAAGTCGACACACGCGACTGGGTCTCACCTTCGCCGACGGTCACCACGGCCGTCATTTCCATCTTCTCCACCGGCATGAGCTCCGCCTTAGCCAGCGGGTGCATGGTGAACTCATAGTCGTCGGACATAGCAGCCATGCGGAAAGTCAACCGGTTGCGACAAAATTTGAACCCACTGGCAGACCTATCAACCTGCTGGTGTTGTGCCGCCCCGTAACTCTGTGTGAAGATCAAGCCACGGTTGGACTGTACCCATGTGTCCCAGCCGTGCGGTGCATGCACCAAGGCAAAGCCCTGGTTTGTGTACACTGAATATTCACGGCGCACTTGGCCAGTTGCGTCCTGGATTTCGAAAACCCGAGTTGCGACCAAATCGAATCGGTCGTCACGATTCCTCCTGCGCTGTGTAGCCATGCCCCAAGTCGGCTTCATAGTGCCGTGCGCCCCCCAAGCAGCCCCGAATCGGCGATTGACTCCGATATCCGAATTCGCCAACCGCTGTGTTCCGTGGGGGAATGCGTTCGGTCGGCCCGCATCGCCACACGTAGTAGCAAACCATCCCATCGTGCGATGGATGAATGTTTGCTGGGCCAGGTCGAGCTTCGCCACTTTGAAACTGCCCTCTTGTTCAAACAAGTCCACATTGAATGTGCTAACGTAAAAAGACAATGGTGATACCGCCAACAACGGGCTGCCCGGCCCACAATCTGACGTCCTAATTTGATGCCGCAGGTATGGGTTGAATAACTCGTAGAATTGAGCACCTGTCCCATCACCCGTTCGCTTAACCAGGCTGCGCATGGTATAATCAATGTGATACCCAGCGATTATTGCGTATTGCTGGGCGGCAGCGTAGATCTCCAGGTCGATAATTGAATCGTCCTCTGGTTTGAACAGAGCAGGAAACGTCTTAACGCACCCACTCTCCACCCGCTCAACTTGCGTCTGCCCTGCGAGCATGCCGCCGCCCATGTTAGCGCCCGGGCAGAAATATTCGAACATGAGGGGGTGCAAGCACCTGTAAGCAGCAAAAGCAGTCTGCCGGTTGCGTCGCAAATTCCAAGTTTCACCGTTGAACCGCACGTCACACTCAACGTACCTGGAATATGTCCCCATCATCGTGTAGATGCCCATCCCTACAGCCAGGGAATCATACTCCGCGAGACACGTATTGCGATATCCTTTCATCGACTGTTGTGCATTGATGACATCCGTGTCCACCAATTCAGCGTCTAACGCCGCATTGTCAGTCAGGATGTGTCCTTGCATTCTGGCTATCGTTGAGCGACACAGTGACAGTTCCATTGCCATAGCGTCGGCAGCACATCGCATCTGGCCACCCAGAGCAAATGCCAAACTCATGAGCTTATCAGATGTCATCACACGGAAACGCGCCGCCAAGCGTTCATCATCCTCGGTCACGCGTCCTGTGCGCGTGTCTTTGACATAGCCCCAAAAGGCCGCCAACCCGGTATAAGCGGGGACACAGATGTTCCCAACAAATTCAGAGGCATAATGTACTTCCTCACGATTGACCCAAGCGAAGTTGCGCATATGCGCAGGGTTAGCATAATGTTGCTTGTTTCCAGGGATCGGCAACGTCATGCGGCGCCCATCCACCACCTGCAAGGCTGCCGGAACCTCCCAGCGTACATTAAACGCATCCCCCCCACGGAGCTCCGAATCAGTGAGCCAGATCAGCAACTCTGATAAGAGGGAAGATGGCATAAGGCGCAAAAAGTCTTCAACTACCTCATCACTCTCCAAAGACACATTCAAGAAGAATCTCCACCAGAAATTGTCGACTTCCGTTATCGTGAGAGGCCCGAGTGGTGGAGCAGTGTTCTGCTCGCCTGGATTCGCAGCGGCTACGCCAGTGCCGAAGATGGGAACGTAATCACCCCAGCGACGGACAAGCTGGTCATTCAGTGGGTCAACGCCCCCCGACATATTCTCCAGCATAGCTTGCCCAGGCCCGTTATGGGCTACATCTGCCCAAACGAAATCGAATCGCGCATTCTCCAAAGCACCAGGGGCCGCAGCAGCAGCGTTATTGAACAATTCATTGCGCAAATTACGCGCAAGTGTTTGATCGATCGTTGCTGCATTGGCAGCACCCGCCCCGGCAGCAGCAGCCCGATCATCATAGCGTCCAAGTTTAGGATGAGTTGGCCACTGGTTGTGCTGTTTGTCCAGCCAAGCATCTCCCGCGCTGTTGGGAGTGCGGATGATGTTGCAGTACATCCAACCGAGACGCTGACGCAACACACGATGGGCGCTACCGAAAGTATCAGGGTCGGCACGCACCACGGGAGGAGATGCAAGCATGGTCACATTAGGGCCGAAGAACCGTGTCGTTTGTTCCACCACATTGTTGAAAGCGATTGCGCATGCCTCGCGCCCACCTTCAAGCTCCAGCAAGAATGCGATAGCATTCATCCAAGAACGGGGGTTACACACGCCCGTCCTGTTTGCGGCATTACCAGCAAACCCGAACCAGAGCGCAACACCAGGTTGCAGCCCGTTATTGGCGGGCAACGGGATGAGGTTGGGTGCAGGATCATTCAAATTCTCAAAACCATTGTCATTTGCAGCGGCTTCGTCTGTGAAGCACCTGCTGTAAAAGTTGCACATGTCAAGGATGAGAAAGTCGTGCACACGAGAAACGCCATGGGTGTATGTAGAGTGCTCATTCATCTGGTCAGCGTGCACGTCAAAGCCTAGGTTAGCCTTGGTGCATGCATCGAGCACAGCGACAATATCACGCAACTCAGCAGCCCGGAAACTCGGCACTTCCGATATGGTCAAGAGTGTACGTGTTAATTCGTTAGTCACATTCACATCCATGTTCGCGAGGATGTTCTCCGCGCTGTTATTAATCAGTGATGCATGTGGCATCACATTAGCAGCCTGAGGCACAAGCGCAACTTGCCTATGTGGCATGATGCGCCGTGAATCGTGGTAATATTGCTTAGGGGTGTAGCCCATAGGATCAGCTGGTGCAACGCCTGCAACAGGAGCTGGCTGGCGATGTGCGTTGTACGCAGTCGTGTGCATTGCGCCCCGAACCAAACGCTCAAAGATGGGGGTGAGCCCATCAGGAGCATCATCCGTGTACGTGGCCGCCAGAGTACCCAATTTGTGAACACCTGGGTGTTTGCGATCATAAACGCCACCAAGCATGTTACGCACATCGGTGATGGCTCCAGCCACTTCCTTCCCAGTACCATACTGTTTGACAGTGCTGGTAGAGTGGATGGAACCCTCCGCACCATGGCCCGTCTGGTCGATGAAAGCACCAATCTGCTGGTGGGTCACCTTCTTCTTGCCAGACAAGATGGTGCTGAAAGATCCGAGTCCGCCAGCGTTGTAGTTCATGTCGCCCACCTGATGCTGGACGACCCCAGTTTCAAGTTGAGCAACCAGGGTGTTGACAGCATCATCCTCACGCGCGAATCGGAACGAATAGTCCTTGGCCTTCGTGTTCTGGTAAAAAGCGTGGCGGTTAACGACCACCTTGGGGACGGTAGCAGTGTTGTAGCTGTTGAGAACCATTTTTGCTGTTATTTTTGATTAAAAAATCTCTTTATCACCCAATAATCCGGGTGAAACTGGCTTGATTGTAGAGAAGAGCTTTTGGTGAACAGACAAGGGTATTGCTCGCAGTTGTTGTTAGAGAGTAGGAGAGTTGAAAATCGTTTTTACCGAAGTTGGCCTAAAACGAAGAAAGATTTGAAATGTATGTTTATACTACCGTAGTGTCAAATTTACGCCAGCGCATAGGGGAGACTGTATCTTTCAGCGCACCAGGCGCCGCCTGCCGTTCAGTCGTTACACTGCCACTATTCCCGTGGTTTGGTTTACCTAAATTACTTTTCTCAACCTTTTCCGGGTGACAATCATCTCCTAATGAGTCGGATCATGTCAAAGGATCTGCTCGGTCACACGTTGCATGCGTGATATTCCGATCTTGCAGGACTGCAGCAGTTTTGCCCAGGTGCCAGAATCACCAACTGCCACACGCAATGTTTTAATCGTGGGTACTTCGAACCTAGTTAAAGGCACATCACCTACGCCCTCACGGGCGGATCTGTCTGGGCGGACCGCACCACTTCAGCCTAACTCAATCCCAAGAGGGCGTTTACCTCAGCTGTGGTGCTCGACTTCCGCGGGGAGCCGGGACATGTTTTTGTGATTATGTGTTTTAAATGTTTTTGCGTTTTTGTTAAGAAAGATTCAGAGTGTACCCCCAAAACAGGGGGTGGATTAAACATCGTGTAACGAGTGTGTGGTGGGGATTTTCTAATGCGGCCCACCTGCCCGCTATGATTGTACAGGGTCTTGCGCTGTTCGCCTCTCCCATGACTAACGGATGCCATGCCACCAGGGAGAGCCCCATCACCATCAAAGTCAGGTGACGAGGTGCACTCAGCGAGGAAGTCCAGACATCCGCCCACATGGGAACGGACCGCGATGGCCAAACCAGCCATCCCTACTTCAGGCATTGCCATAGCCAGCAAATTGCTGTAGCCAGAGGGTCAATCCTTCTGCACGCCGTATAAAAAATGGAAGTCCATTTCGTATTTCGGCCCCTGTTTACGTATACCGGTGGGCCATCATCAGCGACGTCCGGTTGTGTGGAATACTTCGCACACATCCTGAGATGCTGGGGCCTGTCGGCAAAGTAAAAAATCTTCCTTTTCTTAGCCCCCCACCACCGGTGCACTTAAGCACGCGTGGTGAAGGGAATGGTCGTGAGTCTGCTCTAAACATTGCTTCAGCCGCTAGGCCTGTGCTGGACCGGATCAATTCCAGCACTTCAAACTATTAGGACCCCATTGTGCCGGGGGCAGCGTGCCTGTTGTTACAGCCAACCATTAATTGGCATGCCACATTGTGGCCCAGGCTTCCGTCCTTAACCTGTTGATTCAGGATAGAGACACAGCTAGTTGAAGCTTGTTTGAGTGTCAACACAACCACCCCCCTCACACCATCGTGCTAAGAACCGATAGTGGGGGAAAGGAAGTTTCCACATAGGTGAATTTAAAAAAGCTGGCAAAGTGCCAGCTCCTTCTCTTGTTTTGAGAAGAAGCCGACACTCGCACTCATACGATTGTTGTCAACAGCGCTTGAGGGCCAGTAAGGAATGTTCTAAACCTCGCTGAGTGCCCTCGAAAGCGTTGAGTCAAGCGTCGCGGAGCTTTTTCTCATCACCTTTGCACAAAAAGTAGAGAAGAAATTCAAAAAGAACCTCTTCCTTCTCTTTTTATGC